GGTTCAATGGGTTTTGCAATTGACAAGACAACTGTTACTGCAAAGACACGCGCTCTAAAAGCCGAGTACACCCTTGAACTTGCTCAAGACCTTAAAGCAGTTCATGGTCTAGATGCAGAAGCAGAACTTTCAAACATCCTCTCACAAGAGATCATGTTTGAAATCAACCGTGAAGTTGTTCGTACAATCTATGGTGTAGCAAAGCCCGGATCACCTGCTACTGCTACTGCCGGTACATTCAACCTTGACGTTGACTCAAATGGTCGTTGGTCAGTTGAGCGTTTCAAAGGTCTATTGTTTAACATTGAGCGTGATGCTAACCACATTGGTCAAGATACCCGTCGCGGTAAGGGCAACTTCATCGTCTGTTCAGCAGACGTTGCTTCTGCTCTTTCAATGGCTGGTGTTCTCGATTATGCACCTGCTCTACAGACCAACCTAAATGTTGACGATACTGGTAACACTTTCGCTGGTGTTCTAAACGGTCGTTATCGTGTTTATGTTGATCCTTATTCTGCTAACCTCGGTGCTGCTAACCAGTTCTATGTTGTTGGCTACAAGGGTACTTCACCTTACGATGCTGGTATTTTCTACTGCCCATACGTTCCTCTCCAGATGGTTCGTGCAGTTGATCCTTCTAGCTTCCAGCCAAAGATTGGTTTCAAGACCCGTTATGGCATGATCGCTAACCCATACGTCACCACTTCTGCTGGTTCTGCCGCTGCCGATGCTGATACCTTTACAGCAAACCGCAATCAGTACTACAGACGTACTAAGGTTCTAAACCTTATGTAATCCAATCCAATTGGAAAGAAAAGCCGGGATTTCCCGGCTTTTTTTATTGACTTTTACTTCCAACTCCTATATAATAGTAAATAAAGGAGAAATAAATGTATACTACTAATCTTGATACTTTATCACAAGAATTGGGGCAACCACCTGCCATATATAATTATTTACGTCCAAACGCTTTTAAATTTACTATTAAAGATTTACCAAAGGTCGCGTATACTTGTCAATCAGCAAATTTACCATCAGTTCAATTAGGTTTTGCAGTTCAACCAACTCCATTCGTGGACATTCCAAGAATTGGTGATAAATTAGTTTATTCTGACTTTGCAATTAGGTTTTTGATTTCTGAAGATATGTCAAATTATATTGAATTATTTGAATGGCTTATTGCATTGGGATTCCCAAACAGTTATGATGAGTATCCAAACTTTACAGGTACGCGATTGAACAGATTTCCTTTTTATAAAAACGCAAGAGGTGATACAGATGCAGTAGCATATTCAGACGGTGTATTGACAATTTTGGAAAGCAATAATATACCTAAGACACAGATTGTTTTTAAAGATTTGTTTCCAGTATCAGTGGAAGCATTGGATTTCGATGTTACTTCTAGTACCGTCGATTATTTTGTTGGGGTTGCTGGATTCAAATATAGGACATTTGAAATTTTGGCTTTATAATTTTATAGGAATATAGTATGACACAGAATAGCAGACAAATGACGATTAATCTTGAAGAGATGAGAAAAAATAAGTTCTTCATTGCAACACCCTGTTATGGTGGGCAACTGCTAGAACCTTACTTTAGGTCAACAATTAAAATGATGACCTTCTTTAATCAGCATCAAATTCCTTTGGCATTTGGAACTATTGCTAATGAGTCTCTTGTTACTAGAGCGCGTAATGTACTGTTAGCATACTTTCTCAGTTCAGATTATACTCATTTAATGTTCATTGATGCAGACATTGAGTTTAACTTTGAAGATGTTCTGAAACTATATGCACATGACAAAGATGTTGTTGTGGGCGCATATCCAAAGAAAGGTGTTGCATGGAGTCGGATTAAAGATAATATTCTAGATCCGTCTAATATTGGAAAACAACAATCAGATCGTGAACTTGCTGCATTTGGATCTGACTATGCAATTAACTTTAAGTTTGTTGATAAGAATTCCAAGAGCATTTCTATTCAGAATGGTTTGATTCCTTTGCTTGATGCTGGTACTGGATTCATGATGATTAAACGCGAGGCAATTCTGAGGATGCTCGCACATTATCCAGAACTAAAGTATAACAATGATGTGCAAATCAATAATGCAAGTTTGAATGATCATTTCTATGCATTGTTTGATACCATGATTGATCCGGTTGACCGTCGATATCTTTCAGAAGATTACACGTTCTGCCGTCGCTGGCAAGCAATGGGTGGAGATATTTGGCTAGACTATTCAATCTCGCTAAATCATTTTGGACATTTCTGCTTCCAAGGAAATCCACAAGCAATTATTCAAATCCCGAATGATGCTTTTGAACAGCCTCCAGCAAAAGCGGTAACACTAGATCTACCAGATTAAACTATGCAATTATCTGATATCCAAGACCAATGGATTGAAGATTCTAAGATAGATGAGTCACAATTGGGGCGAGAGTCAATTAAAGTACCCTCGCTCCATTCAAAATATCTCCAATACATTTCAAAAGTAAAACTTCTACACAGAAAAGCGCAGTCTGAAATTTTGAATCTTCGTAGACTTAAATATAAGTACTATAGAGGGGAGATGACGAGGCTTGAACTAGAAGAGACTGGTTGGTCCCAATATCAAGGAACTAAACCACTGAAGAATGAGATGGATGAGCTTTTACAATGTGACAAAGATCTAATTGAACTTCAAGATAAAATTGAATACTTCAGTACTGTGATCTATACCTTAGAACAAATACTGAAATCCATTAACTCTAGATCATTTGAGATAAAAAATTGCTTAGAATGGAATAAAATTACAAACGGACTTATTTGATGGCTGACATAAAGATAGAGAAAATAAACGAAACATATTTAAAAGTGACATGTGAGCCAAGTATCAAAAGTGAACTGAGCGATCACTTTACATTTGATGCGCCCGGAGCAAAATTCCATCCTCTTGTTAGAGCTAAAAAATGGGATGGAAAGATTCGTTTATTTCAAACTCTATCTGGCCTTATTTACGTTGGATTAAAAAACTATATTGAGCATTATGCCGAAACAAATAATTATACTCTAGACGATAATAATTATATTACTACTGCTGATGCTGCAACATTTGATTTGGTAGAAAAGTTTTGCATTCAACTAAAACTTGGATCAAATGGCAATCCAATTAAGATTAGAGATTACCAAGTAGAAGCAGTATACAGAGCAATTACTGAAGGCAGACAAGTTTTAATTTCTCCAACTGGTTCTGGTAAATCTCTAATCATTTATTGTCTGATGAGATGGAACGAACAATTCAATAGAAAACAAATTGTTGTAGTTCCAACCACTTCTTTGGTTGAGCAAATGTATTCTGATTTTGCAGATTATTCTTGTTTAAATGGCTGGAAAGTTGAAGATAACTGTAGCAGACTCTATGCTGGTTTTGAAAAGTCAAATAAAGCAAACGTGATTATTTCCACATGGCAATCCATCTATGATTTACCAGCTAACTTTTTTAAAGACTTTAATGTAATTTTTGGTGATGAGGCTCACACATTTAAAAGCAAATCATTAATTGCCATCATGAACAAGATGGTTAATACACCATACAGAGTCGGTACTACAGGAACATTGGATGGAACTAAACTCAACAAACTAGTCTTAGAAGGATTATTTGGTCCAGTATTTAAAGTTACCAGTACAAAAGAGTTGATGGATACTGAGCAACTGGCACAACTTAAAATATTTGCAATTATTCTAGACTATTCTGATGAGATTAAAAAACAAGCAACAAAACTAAAGTACCAAGAAGAAGTAGATTTCATTGTTCAGTACAATCCACGAAATAATTTCATTTCTAATTTGGCATTAGATCAAAAAGGAAACACATTAGTACTATTCCAATTTGTAGAAAAACATGGTAAAATACTCCATGATATAATTATGCAAAAGAGCAAAAAAAGGAAAGTATTTTTGATTTACGGAAACACAGAAACAAAAGAAAGAGAAGCAATTAGAGCAATCGTTGAAAAAGAAGACGATGCCATAATTGTAGCCTCATATGGTACGTTTTCTACTGGTATAAATATTAAAAACCTACACAATATTATCCTAGCATCTCCATTTAAATCTAGAATTAGAAATCTTCAGTCGATTGGCAGGGGATTGAGAAAAAATGATGAGAAAGTAGAATGTAATCTATATGATATTGGAGATGATTTGAGCTGGAGAAGTAAAAAGAATTACACGCTCAATCATATGGTTGAACGAATGAAAATTTATAATGAAGAACATTTCTCTTACACATTGCATAAGGTAAAAATATAATGTTCTATAAGGTATTCAAATTAACTACTGGTGATACTATTGTTGGGTTAACTGAAGATACTTGCGAAACTTTTAAAGGGAAAGAATTCGTAGAGATTCTAAATCCAGTTAAAATTAATGTGATCAAAACACCATTTACACATCCAAGTATGGGTAAAGTTTTTGTTCAAACACATACTCTTGAATATTTACTAAACTTATCATCTGACACAGCAGTTAAAATTCCAGTATCATGTATTCTGTTTGCAACAAATGCCAATGATGCTGTGATTGATAATTATGAAAAATTTAATTCACCAATTGAGGAAGAGGAAGAATATGATGATGAAGAGGGGATTCCAAAAGAGCCTTTAGATGACGAAGGATTTGGATTTAGCGACTTGGTTGAAATGATGGATGAAAATAAACTACTACATTGAGGTAAATTATGAGAGGTGAATGGTGTTATTATAAAAGTTTCTTTCCCAAAGAAGCATGTGAATATATCATTAACGAAGCATTAAAAATTCCAGAGCAAGATGGCACAGTTGGAACCGCTGATGGAATTCAAGTCGATGAATCTATTAGGAAAAGTAAAATTAGATTTATTGATAAATCGAATCCAATGTTTGCAAATACATTTTCTTCTCTTTGGTCGGCAGCAATAGATGGGAATGATTATTGGTTTGGATTTCATATATCTAAGTTACAATTTATCCAATTTGCAGAGTACAAAGATGTATATAAAGGTGAATATAAAAAACACCAAGACGTTTTTTGGATTAATGAAGAACAGTACCATCGAAAATTGTCGTGTATAGTACAATTGTCAGATCCAGATAGTTATGAGGGTGGAGATTTTGAGCTTTATGATATTGGTCAAGCTCATCCAGACAAAACAGAATTGAGAATGCAAGGAACTACATTGTTCTTTCCCTCATTTACAAATCATGCGTTACTTCCAGTAACAAAGGGGACACGGTATAGTCTTGCTGCTTGGTTTGAAGGACCAAAGTGGAGGTGACATGGAAGATAAAGAACTAAAAACAATTCATTATGTTGATAACGCTCTTTTTTATCAGGCATTGGTAGAATATAAAAAACTATCTGATGAATGTAAAAGTCGAGGAGAAGAAAGACCAACACCGAGCAATTATATTGGTGAATGCTTCATGAAGATTGCAACTCACCTATCATATAGAGGAAATTTTATTAATTACAGTTTCAGAGATGAAATGATTTCTGATGGAATTGAAAATTGTTTGTATGCACTAGAAAAATTTAATCCAGAAAGATCTAACAATCCGTTTTCTTATTACACACAAGTTATCTATTTTGCATTTATTCGTAGAATTCAAAAAGAAAAAAAGCAACAAATGACCAAGTATAAGTTGCTGGAAAACATGGACATTGATCAATTTTTGAGCCATGCAGATGGCAACGAAGACATTGTGAATTCGATTTTAGAGTTGGCAAGAAAAAAAGTTGATGCCATGGATACGGCAACAAAAGAGAAGAAAGTTAAGAAAAAGTCCAAGAAAGAGTTGACAGAACTAGAAGAGTAAGTTATCATAAATATTCTTAATGGTAGTTAACTGGTTTTTTGAAAGGTATTTCGGACGGGGGTGCGAATCCCCCCACCTCCACCAGAAGCATATTATAGAAACGCATGAGCAGGTTTTTAACTACCGCTGGTTACGCATAGAATCGTAAGTGGGTGTAGGTAGTATGCTTCTGATGGGGGTGACTAGATTCGACGGAGTAATAAGTAAATTAATTGGCTACTCGACACAGATAGTCGTTAAAAGTAAAAACTATAAATGCAAACGATGCATTTTTTGGAGATGTGCGCCTAGCTGCGTAACCTCCATGGGGTTTTGTGGGTTGTCCTTATTAGCCAATCAACCCACTTTTAAAAGGAATATATTTTGATCAAGAAAATCTTGCTATCAATTGGCTTGATTCTGCTTATGTCTAGCCCACTTCGCGGTGATGACATTAAAGAAACGATATATACATTATCAGATCATGACACAAAACAATTAGCTTGTTTGACTAAAAATATCTATTATGAGGCTGGATCAGAAAGCCTAGAAGGTAAATTAGCAGTTGCACAGGTTACATTAAATCGTGTACAATCAGGTAGGTTTCCAAAAGAAATCTGTAAGGTGGTTTATCAAAAAAGTTCAACCACCTGTCAATTCTCATGGGTTTGTCAAGAACGCAAACCAATGATGATTAAATCTCAGCAATATAAAATGGCTGAGTTGGCAGCAAGAGTTGTTATGTTAGAAGGTTGGAGAATGGCTAAGTTACAAACTGCGCTTTACTTTCATGCATTACATGTTAATCCAAATTGGAATAGAAAAAAAGTAGCAAAAATAGGAAACCACATATTTTATAGTTAGGAGTTTTATGATGACGATTGATGAATACGTTGACAATCAAAAATACAGACACTTAAAAAAACTTGAAGAAGATCATGCATTCCTAGATAAAAAAATTTTAGAATTGCATAAACAGTATGCCAATGATTATTCGGTAGCTGTTTTAAAAATGAAAAAGTTGAAACTTAAAAATGAAATTGAGACTCTGAGA